TGCCCGCACCGCGCCGCCGCGCCCGCCACGCGGCCTTTGTGCGCCTCACGCGGCCAAGCCCGCCCGCGCCCGGCTTCCTGCCGCAGCCTGGGAGGAAGGCTCCGGCTCTCCGCGCCCCGGAAGCACCCGTCGCGTCGCCAGACACAGCGCCTTGCCCGTGCCGCCCCGGCAAAAGCCCGCGCCGCGCCCGCCGAGGCACACCGCCGTCTTTTCGCCGCGCCCGCACGACTCCGGCACAGCCGCCGCACCGCGCCCGCCGCGTTCCGGTGTGTCCCCCAAGGGGGATCAAATCCTTGGGCTGTTCCGGCTGGAGACCGCGGCCCCCTCTCGCGTGAATTTTCGCAAAATTCAGGGGTGGGGGTATTAGCCCCAAAACAAAAAAAGACCGCCCCGAAGGACGATCTCTGGTGGTATTCCCAATGGCTATTTGAGCCGGTAATAGCAGGTGCTCTTGCCGCTGCCTTCTCGTGCCAGTTCGCCGGACGCGACCAGCTTGCGAAGTGCACCCTCGACGGAGCTGACACTCAGTGAAGGACACAGTTCCCGAATATCCTGCTTAGTAAATCGACCGATTTTATGGAGTGTTGCCTGATTCACCATTTCAAGCGCAGACTGCTTCTTCTCCACGAGGGAAAAGCGATCCTCAAAATCGCGATAGGCAGAAAGGACGGTACCCAGCAGATACTTGATAAAGGGAATCGCATCTTCCTGGCCATCGTGCCAGCCTGTCTGCGACTGCCGAAGTGCATCGTAGTAAAGATCTTTGTTTTTCGCAATCTTGGCTTCCAATGAGATATATTTGCCCACATAGAAGCCACTGCGGTACAGCAGCAGGGTAGTGAGCAGACGGCTCATTCGGCCATTTCCATCGTTGAAAGGATGAATACACAGGAAGTCGTGGATGAAAACCGGGATAAGAATCAGCGGCTCCGCTTCCAGATTGCCTATAGCGCGATTGTATTCATTACAGATGCTATCCAGCGCATCCGGCGTTTCGAAAGGCGCAAGAGGCGTGAACAGCGTCTCGGTATGCCCATCCGGATAAGTGGCGCTGATGTAGTTCTGTACGCTCTTTGTCTGACCGGCCATAGGATTGTTCATATGGCTGTAAAGGATTTTGTGCAGCTGAAGAATGTAATTGCGGGTGATCGGGATAACGTCGAAGTTCTCATGAATGACGCTCAGTGCGTCACGATATCCTGCAATTTCCTGCTCATCGCGGTTACGTGGCGTGGTCTTTTCTTCCACCAGCTGGCGAATGCGCGTGCTTGTGGTAACAATGCCTTCGATGGCGTTGGAAGCCTCGGTACTCTGAATCTTCGCAATCTCTACCAGCTTTTCCAACTCCTCCGGGCGCTGCTTAAGATACATCTCCTGCTTTCCGGCTTCCTTATAGATGGCGGCAATCAGGCCAAGTATCTCGGAATCCCACTTCTGCTCCCGAATCGCTGCGTAATGAAATTCTCTCATTGCCTTACCCTCCAATTAGTTTCCCTTAAATTATGCCATAGAATAAGGGAAACGTCAACCTGCTAAGAGAAATTTCCCTTATTATTCTGCTGGAAATCAGGGAAATTATGCTGATAAAGGAGAATGCATGAACACAGATATGAAGCTGCAAAAGGTGCCGGTCGAGAAGCTGAAACCGGCGAAATACAACCCGCGCAAGGACTTAAAGCCGGGCGATCCGGCTTACGAGAAGATCAAGCGCAGCATGACCACCTACGGCTATGTCGACCCCGTAATCTGGAACGAGGTCACCGGCAATATCGTGGGCGGCCACCAGCGGTATAAGGTGCTGGTCACGGAGGGCGTAAAAGAAATCGACTGCGTGGTGGTGCATATCGAAAACCCGCAGGACGAGAAGGCGCTGAACATCGCGCTCAACAAGGCGGTCGGCGAATGGGAACCGAAAGCGCTGGCGGATCTGCTGTCCGACCTGCAGCTTTCCGAGTATGACCTCGGCGCGACCGGCTTTGATGCTGCAGAGGTGGACGACCTGTTCTCCAAAGTCCATGACAAGGACGTGAAGGACGATAACTGCGACATCGACGCGGATGAGCTGCAGCCCTTCGTGCAGGAGGGCGACGTCTGGGCACTGGGCCGCCATCGCATGGTATGCGGCGACTCCATGCTGCCGGAAAATCTCGCTCTGCTCATGAACGGCAGCAAAGCCAATCTCGTCGTGACCGACCCGCCGTATAACGTGGCCTACGAGAGCGCGGACGGAAAGAAAATCCAGAATGACAGTATGTCAGATGGACAGTTCTATGAGTTCCTTTTGGCGGCGTTCCGGGCGGTCGTGCCGCATCTGGCCGAAGGCGCGTCCGCGTATGTGTTCCATGCGGACACCGAAGGGCTGAACTTCCGCAAGGCGTTCAAGGAAGCCGGCTTTCATATCAGCGGCGTGTGCATCTGGGTCAAGAACACCATGGTGCTGGGGCGCAGCCCCTATCAGTGGCAGCATGAACCGGTGCTCTACGGCTGGCTGCCCAACGGTAAGCACAAGGCCAACGCTTCCAGCGACCCCAAAATCATCACCGGCGTACTGAACCGCTCCATCCAGACCGGCAAGGTACGCAAGCGCAGGTACAGCGGCAGGAGCATCACCATTGGCGTACACCGCAAGGAGGAGGGCGCTTATTACGCCCCGCCTGTGGAGTACGGACATGGCGGCCCGGCTCCCGCGCCTGCGCATCCTTTTATCCGTCCCGCCTACGATACCCGCTCGGATGAAGCCTACGAGATCATCCGGGACGGGCTGCGGGACGCTATCGACCAACTCTAAAGGAGGATTAGACACATGGCAACGCCTACCGCTTCCCCGCAGGTTTCCTCGACGGTCGGCCTGAAAAACGTGGTCATCGCGCCGCTGACCAAGGACACCGAAACCGAGCACACCTATGGTGCGCTTCAGCTGATGGCGGGCGCAATCGAAGCGTCCATCACCCCCGAAAACGCCGATCCGGACGTGCAGCACGCCGACGACGTGGAATTCGACGTGCTGTATCCCGATCCTGAACTGACCATGGGTGCGCGTCTGACGGAGGTGATTTTATTATGAAAGAACTCTTTGAACAGGTCATTGCGCTCAAGAACTATGACCTGAAAGCGCTTCTGGCAAACATCGATCAGTACCACATTGAGGGTACAGTCCCAATCAGAGTCAACACAAGGAAGGAGGAAGCACACATGTCCCGCATGAACGAACTGTCAATCGCAATCGACGAGCTTAGGAACGCGGCGGCGGCGCTGAACAGTGTGGCGGATTCCTTGACGCAGCTGTTCTCCAGTGAAGAGCCCGCCAAGGAAGAACCGGCACCCAAGCCCATCACCAAAGAGGAAGTCCGTGCCGAACTGGCCGCCAAGAGCGCAGCGGGCTACGGAGTGCAGGTACGCGCACTGCTCAAACGATACGGCGCGGCACAGCTCTCCGCTGTAAACCCGGACGACTATGCGGATCTGCTTCTTGAGGCACAGCGTAGATTTGGGAAAATCCTCGGTTTATCGCTATGTGGAAAGCCCCGACTTTGACATTCTGCTGCTTGGCTTCAGCGCCGACGGCAGCCAGGTGCAGGTAGTTGATCTGGCACAGGGTGAACAGATCCCACCCGAAATAATCGACGCACTGTCAGATGAGCGAGTACACAAGTGGGCATTCAACGCCAACTTTGAACGCGTCTGCCTGTCTGAGTGGCTGCGCCGAAACAGCTATCCGCTTCACAACGAACACTACTCTACCCCTGACGATCCCTGTATGGGCTATCTCGATCCAGTGGGCTGGCATTGCACCATGGTCTGGTCCGCCTATCTTGGTCTGCCGCTGTCCCTGAAGGATGTTGGAGCCGCACTGGGGCTGGATAAGCAAAAGCTCACGGAACCAGCACTATCGAAGTGTGTTCACACGGGAGTGCAGGAATACAGGACATCAGGACTGCTGGACGAAAGAGCATCGTGCTGTTGCTTCGGAATATCGGCTCAAGCATTCTTCAGAGCGTGCTGGGAGTACGTGCTTCACCGGAAAGATCAAATGCGGTTTTTGCGATATGAATTACCAAAGAGCAACACAATCCAACGCGGGCAAGAAAACACGGTATTGGCGCTGCCCCAGCAAGGGCGAACCTGATAAAAAGGGCTTACGCGAAGATCATCTGCGTGAATTCTGCGCGGAGGTACTTCACATAGATACCTTTGACGAAGCAGCCTTCACTCAAGCCATTGACCACATTACTGTTTCGCCAGACGCAGTTTTGGAATTTCAATTCAATGATGGCCATGCAGAAATACACAATTGGTCATACGAGCGCCATGGGCACAAATGGACAGCCGCTCAGAGAGCACGTTTTTCAGAAACCATGAAGCGTCATTACACACCGGAGCGCAGGCAGACCATGAGTGAGAAAATGAAGCAGATCAGGAAGGAGCGCGGAGCACAGTGGCGAAAAGAGTAACGACGATCATGCCGACATTGGTGCGGTTTACGGAAGCGCCCATTGCCGAGCATCGCAAGCGGAAGGTTGCCGCTTATGCGCGTGTCTCTACGGACAGCGACGAGCAGTTTACCAGCTATGAAGCGCAGATTGACTATTATACCCAGTACATCAAGGCGCGGGACGACTGGGAATTCGTTCAGGTTTATACGGATGAAGGCATAACCGGCACCAGCACCAAGCATCGCGAAGGCTTCAAGCAGATGGTGGCGGATGCCCTTGAGGGAAAGATTGATCTCATAGTAACCAAGAGTGTGAGCCGTTTCGCCCGCAACACGGTGGACAGCCTGACCACCATTCGACATCTCAAGGATAAAGGCGTGGAATGCTTTTTTGAAAAAGAAAATATCTGGACATTCGACGGCAAGGGCGAACTGCTCATCACGATCATGAGCAGTCTTGCGCAGGAGGAATCCCGCAGCATTTCCGAAAACTGCACATGGGGTCAGCGCAAGCGCATGGCCGATGGACGGGTTTCGGTTCCGTTTGACCATTTTCTCGGTTATGAGCGGGGCGAAAATGGTGAGCTGGTTATCAACGAGGAACAGGCAAAAACGGTCAGACTGATTTACGATTTGTTTCTTCAGGGGCTGACGCCGCACACGATTGCCAATCGGTTAACGGCAATGGGCATTCTGACACCACGCAGGAAAGCAAAGTGGAATCAAGGCACAGTCAGGAGTATCCTCACCAACGAAAAATACAAAGGCGACGCCCTGATGCAAAAGTGCTATACCGCCGATTTTCTCACCAAGAAGCAGGTGCCCAACAACGGCGTTCTACCGCAGTACTACGTGGAAGGCGACCACGAGGCGATCATTCCACCGGAGACCTTCGAGCTTGTGCAGCAGGAGATGCTGCGCAGGAACAACCGTGACAATCGTTACAGTGGTGTGGATATATTCGCATCCCGCATCGTCTGCGGAGAGTGCGGTTCCTACTATGGTGCCAAGGTATGGCACTCGAACAGCAAGTATCGCAGGATCATCTATCGCTGCAACCACAAGTACCATGACGGCAAGACCTGCTCAACGCCAAATCTGACCGAGGATGAGATCAAACTATCGTTTGTTGCAGCAGTCAACAGGCTGATTGCCAACAAAGATGAAGTCATTGCCAATCTGGAAGGCATGTGTCAAACGCTCTTTGAGACGGAAACGCTCGAAAGCGAAAGAGAAAAACTGAGCACAGAGATGTATCTGCTACAGAATATGATTCAGGCAGCCATTGCAGAAAATGCCCATGTCGCGCTGGATCAGAGCACATACCAGAAACGATTTGATGAGTTGAGCGGAAAGTACGAGGATGCGAAACGTCAACACGACGATATAAAGCAGCAGATTGCCGACAAGACCTCGGCGCGGACAGCTGCCAGTCAATTCATTGGTATGCTGAAGAAAATGGATGGATTGATCACGGAATTCGACTCATCCCTCTGGGGAAGCCTGCTGGATCATGCTACGGTCTACTCCAAAGAGGACATGCGATATACATTCAAGGATGGAACCGAGATCAAGCTATAA